CTAACAACCAGGAAGCTCGGAAAGAGATGTACAATTGGTACACACAAGACGGTTATATACACCCGACAAGTATAAAACATGCATGTTCCTAACCTTCAAGAGGTGCTAATAGTGTAGGTGGACGTTTTCATCTCCTAATTGACTATTAGACATAGGAACTCATGCATGTCATTGAATACTCTCTCCAAGCCCCTCCACGTACTAGGTGGTTAATCAAGCTGTCTTCAAAGAGACAGTAGGTTTATGATACACACCGTTTGCAACCGATAGTGTATTACTCGGAGAAAGTATTATTGGTGGGAGCCCTTTTATAGACTGCTCCCCCTGTCTGTATATCCGTAAGAATAGGTAAGAGGCAGAACGTTTCTGATACATCAGACAATATGAACGTTAACTGTGGTTCCTACATAGCCTATTCTCCAGGGATAATGAGTTATAGCTATCTCATCCGCGGCAAAAGTACTTTGGAATACAGAGTACTTAAAAGGATAAGAAAAGGGTGTCTGTTGAACTACCACACAGACACACCTGATTATCAACGAGTTATAACGCTCTTAATAGCTTATCTCTACTCTTACGTGGTGTGAGCCACTGATATAGCGGACAAGATTAAGAGTAAGCTTGGAGAATCTGTCTTTCATAGATAGATACCAGGCTTTAAAGAAGTCCCAAGATGGGAACATGAGGCGTTTAGATCTTTTCATGATTAGGGATGTTTGGTTTATAAATGATTAAGAATGCTGATTGACTGATTGACAATCAAAAGGGAAAGTAAAAAAGGGGGACTTGCGTCCCGCCTTTAATTAGTTTGAACTTGGTCTCTTTGGATAGAGCCATTTCAACATGAGCGTACGAAGTTCGCCAGACTCTTCGTCTGTAACTTCATAAGGTCTTTCCACAACGTCAAACCTAGATAGGTCTACGATTTCTTCGGTACCTACTTTTGCTGCACCTTTAAGTGCTGCATAGTAAGTTAATCCGTTACCAACCATATCCTGTCCAAGGACTTTGATTGTTTCACCGTCTGTTTTCAGAGTGTGAATGAAATTACCGTTTGTGGTCTTGTCTGAAACTTTCAGAACTTTTACTTTAACTTTTGCCATGACATAAAGATTTTAAGGCGTTAGAAAATAAGTAACTGCAACCGTGAACCCATAGGGGTACCACAGTGCCAAGTTCTAGTCGGGGTCAAACCCATGAAGTACCCATCACTACCTCTAGCATACTGGATATATAGTACCGGGGGGGGTTATGCACAGCTGTTGATAAATGGGGGTATAGAGTAATAGGTAATAATAAGTAAATTTGGAGAGTTTAAACTTTTTAGGTATATTTAATTGTACCCTGACATAAAACCAAAGTCTATGATACACACTTGTAACATCCATTGCCACACGATAGATATAGAGAAAGCTGATCTAATGGGTATACCTGATAAAGGTAAGTGGCTGTCTTTTGCTTTTCATATAGATGTAGTTATTGCCTGTAAGCTCACCACGGATGACGAGGAAGAGATGGTGTATAATTGTACGACTATATTTACCGACCATGGGGATACTTATGTTATTGATACTCCCTATGAAGAATTCCTAACTATGTTTCAACTTTATCACGCGGGTCCGTCTGATACGGACGCGGGGGATATTAGTCTTTAATAATTAAAACCAAAGAACAATGAGCACAGAAAATTTAGAACAAGAAGAACAAAAGGCCCCAAGCAAAGAAGAGGTCATTAACTTCTTCCAAGAACAAATTGAGGTTAAGAGAGTACAGCTTGAGCTTCAGGAACTAAACACCGCTTTAGCTGTGGGTAGAGCTGAGGAACTTAAGGCTCTTTCATTCATAGCCCAAATTACAGCTCCTCCAAAAGAAGAGGAAGAAGACGAGGAACCAAAAACTTCTAGAAGTCTTAAAAAAGAAAAATAAATGAATACGCTCTATAAGCTCAGAGATTACAAGGAAACAGTTGTCTTTGAACGGGAGCATCCCAAAGAACTACGCTGGGATGAGAAGTATAAACTTTTCATGCTCCAAGAAAATAAAGAATGTCAAGGTATATGGTTCCGAGATAAGAAGGGACTTATGGCAGAAGCTATTATGACTTGGAGTTCAGACAACGTAGCTCATATAGATAGTTTTACCGTACTACCGGCACACCGAGGAAAAGGTTTGGGATATGAACTTGTCTCTACCGTCTTAGAGTGGGCAAAGGATATGAAGTACGAACATCTTATAGGAGAAGCAAGAAAGGGAGCATCCTGGCACATCTTTGAAAATCTGGGAGCAGAACCTATATTACTCTACAAAAACTGGGGTAAGACAGGGGAAGATTATATGAGCTTTAAAATAGATTTATAATGGCAATAGTTAATCAGGTAGATAAAAGAGTAAGAATGAATACTTGGCAGGTTGTCAAGTATCAGATTCTTACGCACTGCTATCTGTATGATATACCTGTAAGTGAGGCAGACTTAAACTGCCTCACACTACTTGCTATAGAAGGAGACCAAGAGTTAACAAGTTTTTGTAATAAAGCTTTTGATAAAAAGATATTTTCCTCAACCCAGTCTGTGCGTAATTGTTTGACCAAGGCTGAGAAAAAGAATCTGATAAAAAAGGAAGGAAAGAATAAGAAGAAAATTTATATTAATCCTGAAATGAAGGTTAGCTCTTCTGGAAATATATTACTGGATTATAAATTCTTATGCGTTGCGTCCTAAAAAATCAAAAGAGTTTATACCAGAAGTAGCCAAGGAAACAAATCTTTCAAAAGAAGCCACCGAAGCTATTATCTCCTACTACTGGCAAGAAGTAAGAAAAAGTCTGAGTAGTCTCAAACACTCAAGAGTACATTTAACAAATCTTGGTGACTTTACAATTAAACATTGGAAGTTAGATGACAAGATAGAAATGCTTGAAAAGTTTGAAGAGAACAACAGACAAAAAGGTTTACAGCAGATGACAGCTCGTTATAAAACAGCAGAGACTCTCTACGATCTTAGGAATCTAAAGAAGATCATGGAAGAAGAAAACCAAAGAGCTGAATTTATTAAAATGCACAAAAGAACAGCATATGAGTCTACGAGACAACGTGATCAGAATATGGAAGAGCAAGAACCAGATACTGGAGGGGATCACTAATTCTGTATTTAAGAAAGAAGATGTTGAAGCCATTGCAGAAGAAAGAATGAAGATATGTTTCTTTTGTGATCTTTATACAGAGAATGATAAAGGATGTATGGTACCTGGCACTACTCCATGTTGCAATCAAGAACTTGGTGGATGCGGATGCTCTTTAAAATTTAAAACCAGATCACTTAGTTCAGAATGTCCAAAGGGTCATTGGAAAGCAGAGATGGATCAGAGCGAAGAGGATATGTTAAACAGTAAACTAGGTATATGATAATTACATTCACCCCACAACATCACAAGTACAGTAGTGTAGAACCCGATGGTATTAATTGGTTAAGTGTAACCTCTTTTATATCCAACTTCAAACAACCTTTTGAAGCAGATATTATAGCAGAGAAATCAAGTAAGAGCAAGAAGAGCAAATGGTATGGTATGACTCCTGAAGAAATAAAGGATGCATGGAAATCAGAAGCTAATCGTGCAACAACTCTTGGAACCTGGTATCATAACTGTAGAGAAAGAGACATATGTGAAGTAGAGACTATGGAGAGACATGGTACTGTTATACCTGTGTATAAACCAATAGAAAGAGAAGGAATAAAATATTCTCCAAACCAAAAGCTTTCTAATGGTGTGTATCCAGAACATATGGTTTATCTAAAGTCAGCTGGTATATGTGGTCAGTCAGATTTGGTAGAAGTAGTAAACGGAGAAGTACACATTACTGATTATAAGACAAACAAAGAAATTAAAGTAGAAGGATATACAAACTGGGAAGGCATTACTCAAAAGATGACCGCACCAGTTACTCACCTTGATGATTGTAATCTTAATCACTATGCATTACAGTTAAGTCTTTACATGTTTATTATACTGAAGCACAACCCAAAGTTAAAGTTTGGAAGTCTAACAATTCATCATATTATGTTTGAAGAAGTAGACAAAGATAAGTTTGGTAATCCAATCACTGCTCTTGATACAAATGGTGATCCAATAGTAAAAGATATTGTGCAGTATGACCTTCCTTATTTAAAGCAAGAAGTTATTTCTTGTTTGCATTGGTTAGAAGATAACCGTCATAAACTAAAGACAAAGAGTTAATGATTTTAAATCATAACATAGATAATCTGAAATGTCTTGTAAGGCAATCATACTTTACAAAAGATCCGAGTGATCATGATATATTTCATTCTGCTTATTTATTTGGGGTACAATCAATCTCTGGAAAGATACTTACCTTTCACTTGATGACAGACTATGGTATGTTAAGATCAAGAGTACCTATTAGTGAAATATATTTACATAAACCTGTTTCAGATGTACCTTTTCATTTTAAACAACTATGGGATTGTTTTAGTGAGAACGTATCAGTTATTACTTATGACTATTTATACGAGAAGAAGTGCCAAGTAGTTTTAAGAGATGGTTCTAAAATATGGGCTACCTATTTATTTACAGTAGACTGGTACAAGAACTCATACTCAGATGAACCAAGTGATTATAAGTGTGGGCATATACTTGTAGCAGATGATGGTTATTTATTATGCCAACCTAACAATAGAATCTTTTGGAAAGACTCTAACTGGATAACAAAATCTTTTCCAATTGAACCAAAAGAAATAAAAGTTGATACAGAACTAAAGAGTGTAGAAACAGTATCTGATAAATGGGTGAGTGAAGATACAGACTCTTATTATTACAATATAAAGACAAACGATGATTAGACTATTTGATATACAAAACGGACAAGTAACTGCAAGTGAACACTGTTTTACTTTGAAGTTTTTGCATGATATCATGATCGGATATCCTACCGAATATTTACAGATATATGCGTATCTGTTTTATATGACTTGTCCTAATCCAGATTTAAACCCATTCTTTGATGTACCAGAAACAGAAAAAGAAGAAATTATACTTCAGGAGGTTGGTGCTGAGTTTTCAACTGATGAAGATCTTATTGTCAATGGGCTTACGATGTGTCGTAAACTTTATGAAACACCAACGTACCGAGCATATGCGGGAATTAAAAGTATGCTTGACCGTCTTGCTAAATATATGGAGACCACAGAGATTGAGCATGGTAGAGATGGTAACATTACGGCACTTGTTAACGCAGCATCAAAGTTTGAAGCTATACGTCAGAGTTTCAAAGGAACTCTCAGAGATCTTGAGGAAGAACAGCAAAGTCAAGTACGTGGTGGCCAGAACTTAGCATATGATCAATAATGTAGGGTGGCGAAATTGGCAGACGCACCTCCCAGTCTCGGAGGCGGGAGCGGGGAGTCCCTGCTCATTTGGAGGTTCAAATCCTCCCCCTACAGCTTAAATAATTATCGCGGGGTGGTGTAACGGTAGCACATTGGGCTCATAACCCAGAAATCCTAGTTCGACTCTAGGCCCCGCAACTATAGCCCCGTTGGTGAAATTGGTAGACACGCCAGACTTAGGATCTGGTGCCGCAAGGTATAAGAGTTCGAGTCTCTTATGGGGCACTAAAAAAAATAAACTATGAAAGAAGAAATTACAAATGGCTATTTACACGACTGGGTATTTCATTACAATCCGTTTGCAGATGTATGGAGTGCCATACCTAGAGACTTATACGTAAACTATTGGAATGGTTATGAGGGTAATAATATTCTTAGAGCTAAACATTTAAACGTTCTAATAGATCTTTTGCATAAATCAAAAGGTGACGTAGAAATGATACATGAAATAACAAGAAGCAGTGACCTTATCTAATATTTATATAGAAGTACCAACTTATCAAAATGGTCAATGGGATCTAACTACTTTCTATAGCAGAGAGGAGTTTAGAGACTTTGTTCTTTCTTTATTTAAAGAACCTGGTCAATATGATTTTGACGAAACTTCTTTAATATTTAATGCTGAAGCTAAAAAGTTTCAGCAACAAGGTTTCTATTGCCCAGCTCCTATAAAGACAAAAGACTTTATAAACTATTGGAATGAGCAAAAGAAAAGATGCAGAAGTGGTATAATAGTAAAAAGTGTCGTGAATAATGTCACGAAAACTTGGTATTTGTCGCGAGACTACTATATGTGGTTAAACTTCTTGCCTATTTATGACAAAGAAGAAAAGAGGTTTGACTTTGCTAAGGTAAGAGATGCTCAGTATCACATGGCTCTTTATGAACAGTTAGCTGAGCTACACTATAGACACTCTGCTATTTTAAAGAAACGTCAGATTGCTTCCTCTTATTTTCATGCAGCTAAGCTAATTAACATGTGGGTCTTTGAAGAAGGTGCTGTTCTTAAAATGGGAGCGAGTCTAAAAGATTATATATCTGAGAAAGGTACTTGGCGTATGCTTACAGAGTATCGTACATTTCTTAATGAACATACTGCTTGGTATAGACCAAGTGATCCTGATAAAGTATTTTCTTGGCAGCAGCGTATCAAAGTAAGAATAAATGGAAGAGATACTTATAAAGGAAATAGATCTATTCTTACAGGTACCTCTTTTGAAAAAGATCCAACAAATGGTGTAGGTGGTCCTTGTACTTATTTCTTTCATGAGGAAGGAGGGATTGCTCCAAAGATGGATCTTACTTATGAGTATATGAGACCTGCTATGCAGAGTGGTATGATTACAACAGGTATGTTTATAGCTGCTGGTTCAGTGGGTGATCTTGATGCTTGTGAACCACTTAAGCTTATGGTACTTCAACCAGAAGCTAATGATATTTATGCAGTACCATCTGATCTAATAGATAAAGAAGGAACTATAGGAAAGACAGGATTGTTTATTCCTGAACAGTGGTCAATGCCTCCTTTTATAGATCAATATGGTAATTCTAAAGTTGAAGAAGCTTTAGAAGCTATTAAAGAAGAAAGAATAAAATGGAAGCGAGATCTAACTCCTGAGCAATATCAGCTTAGGATATCTCAGAAACCAACTAACATAGAAGAAGCTTTTGCTACTAGAAAAGAATCTATATTTCCTCCACACCTAGTTTCTAAACAAATGCAAAGAATACAGGATAAAGATTATTCTGTTGAGTATCTGGATTTATATAGAAACTCTGAAGGAAAGATAGTAGACAAACCTTCAAGAAAAACTCCTATTATGGAGTTTCCTATATCTAAGAAAACAGAAGACAAAGAAGGAGTTGTTTGTATTTATGAAAGACCTGTTAAAGATCCTCAGTTTGGAATGTATTATGGCTCAGTAGATCCTGTAGGAGAAGGTAAGACTACTACTTCAGAATCACTATGTGCCATATATATTTACAAGAATCCTGTTGAAATAATTAAAGATGAGGGTAATGGTAAAGTAACAAATACCATAGAAAGAGATAGAATTGTAGCCTCATGGTGTGGACGTTTTGATGATCTTAACAAAACTCATGAAAGATTAGAGCTTTTAATAGAGTGGTATAACGCTTGGACTATTGTAGAGAACAACGTAGCTTTATTCATACAATACATGATTAGCCGTAAAAAGCAAAGATATCTTGTACCAAAAGACATGATTTTGTTCTTAAAAGATCTTGGAGCAAATAGAAACGTATTTCAGGAATACGGCTGGAAGAACGTAGGTACTCTTTTTAAAGGAAATATTCTTTCTTATGGTATAGAGTTCCTAAAAGAAGAGTTAGATCATGAGACAAAACCAGACGGAGAGATTATAAAAACAATATATGGCGTAGAAAGAATACCTGATATAATGCTTCTAAAAGAGATGCAGGCATATCAGGATGGTGTGAACGTTGACCGATTGGTAGCTTTTTGCTCTTTGGTAGCCTTTGCTAAAGTGCAGCAAGCTAATAGAGGATTGGCTAAACGTATAGAAGTTACAAAGGAAAACTTGGATAACTCCCAGAAATTTAGTAAATTAAATTGGGGACCTTTTAGACACATGGGGTCTTCAAAAGGGAGTTCTGCAGGTATGAGACCACCTAGAAACCCTTTTAAAAATATAAGATAATGGATAATGTTCCTTTACATGCACAGAAAGTAACTATTTTGTCTCGTTTAATTAAAGAAAGCTCCCTTACTTTAGAGGAAGCTTTGCTTCTTTTAAAAGAGGAAGAGCCAGAAGAAGGTCCTGTATATACTCCAAGTACAACCACTCCTTGGACAGTTACTAATCCATATATTTATCCTAATATTGGAACAATTACCGTTTCATCAGGATCATCAGGTATTCTTTCAACATATAATTCTCCAATAAGTAATCAGACTGGAACTGATCTAAATAATTAATAATCATGCAGATATATAATGCTCTTGACTTAAAGGCTGGAAAAAAGGCCGACTATAACAAAATGGGTACCCTTACCCAGCCTATTCAGTTTCTACCAGAGACTGAAAAGGATGAAGAATGGAGAGCATGGAACCTAGATTGGCTAGAGTTTCAGGGGATGAAACAGCTTAGACGTAATGCTCGCAGGCTTATGAAGAACTATAAGCTTGCCAAAGGTATTATTGACAAGTCAGACTATATTGTAGAAGAAGATAATGAGATGGCAGATCTGATAGATACTCTTACAAAGGAGGATATGTCAGCTCTTGAGCTTAAGTTTTACCCTATTATCCCAAATGTTGTAAATGTTTTATGTAATGAGTTTTCTAAAAGAAGCTCACGTATTATGTTTAGAGCAGTTGATGATATCTCCTATAATGAGATGCTAGAAGCTAAACGTCAGATGCTTGAAGATGTTTTAGTTCAGCAAGCAGAGGTAAAAATCATGACTCAGTTAGTCAACCAGGGTGTGTCTATGGATTCTGAAGAGGCTCAACAAGCTATGAATCCACAGAATCTTAAATCTTTACCTGAAATAGAAGACTTCTTTAAAAAGGATTATCGTTCTCTTATAGAAGAGTGGGCATCTCATCAGATGTCTGTAGACGAAGAAAGATTTAAAATGCAAGAATTAGAAGAGAGAGCATTCAGAGATATGCTCACTTCTGATCGTGAGTTTTGGCATTTTAGAATGAATGAAGATGATTACGAAGTAGAACTTTGGAACCCACTTCTTACATTCTATCATAAATCTCCAGATGTACGTTATATCTCTCAGGGTAACTGGGTAGGTAAGATGGATTTACTATCTGTATCAGACGTGATTGATAAGTATGGTTGGATGATGACTCAAGAGCAGTTAGAGGCTTTAGAAGCTATTTATCCGGTACGTTCAGCTGGGTATGCTGTACAAGGATATCAAAATGACGGTACTTACTATGACCCTACCAGATCTCATGAGTGGAATACGCAAATGCCTAGCTTAGCTTATCGCCAGTTTACATCTGTTTATGACGCCCAATTTGGCACAGGAGATATTGTAGAGTGGATACTGTCTGACTCAGAAGATACTATTGATTTTGGAAAGACTCATATGCTAAGAGTATCTACAATCTATTGGAAGTCTCAACGTAAAGTAGGTCACTTAACAAAGATTACTGAAGAAGGAGAAACTATTCAGGAAATTGTATCTGAAAAGTACAAAGTAACAGATAAGCCTCTTTATAACACAAGCCTTTATAAACAAAAGACCAAAGATACTTTAATCTTTGGCGAACATATTGACTGGATCTGGATTAACGAAACCTGGGGAGGTATTAAGATTGGACCTAATCGTCCTGCTTTCTGGGGTCAAAATAATCCTGGAGGTATTAATCCTATTTACCTTGGACTTAACGGTGGTAAACCAGGACGTATTCCATTCCAGTTTAAAGGAGATGCTACACTTTATGGTTGTAAGCTTCCAGTGGAAGGTTCTGTATTTGGTGATAGAAACACCCGCAGTATTTCATTGGTTGATCTTATGAAGCCATACCAGATAGGTTACAATATTGTGAATAACCAAATAGCTGACATTCTTGTGGATGAGCTAGGTACAGTTATTCTTTTTGACCAGAACACTTTACCTCGTCACTCTATGGGAGAAGACTGGGGTAAAAATAATCTGGCCAAAGCCTATGTGGCAATGAAGAACTTCCAGATGTTACCCCTGGATACTTCTATTACAAATACAGAGAATGCTCTAAACTTCCAGCATTATCAGGTTCTTAACCTTGAACAGACTAATCGTTTACTTTCTCGTATTAACCTAGCTACTTATTTTAAGACACAAGCTTTTGAAGTTATTGGTCTGAATCCTCAACGTATGGGACAACAGATTGGTCAACAAACTGCTACTGGTGTAGAGCAAGCTATGAATGCTTCATATGCTCAAACAGAACAATACTTTATTCAGCATAGTGATAATTTGATGCCAAGAGTTCACCAAATGAGAACTGATCTTGCCCAATATTACCATGCAAAGAAGCCTAGTGTAAGACTTAGCTATATTACATCTGCTGATGAGAAAGTAAACTTCCAAATAAACGGAACAGATCTTTTAATGAGAGATCTAAATATTTTCTGTACAACAAAGACTAACTCTCGTGCTATAATGGAGCAGCTTAAACAGCTTGCTCTAAATAATAATACAACTGGAGCTTCTATATATGATTTAGGAAACGTAATCAAGTCTGAGTCTATAGCTGAACTTACAGGTGTTCTTAAGTCTGCTGAAGAGAAAACTCTTGCTCAAAAACAAGCAGAGCAACAACAACAGCAGCAGCTACAACAAGAAATGTTAGCTAGTCAAGAACGTCAGAAGCAAATGGATATTCAGTTTAAAGCTGAGCAAGCTGAACTTGACCGTCAAGCTCAACTTACTGTAGCTCAAATAAGGTCTGCTGGATATGGAGCTTCATCAGATATAAACCAAAATCAGATGTCTGATTATCAAGATGCCATGGTAAATATTCAAAAACAGGATAACTACCAGGATACTATGAACTTTAAGCGTGAGCAAGAGGTAAATAGAAATAATCAGAATACACAAAAGGTTAATATTGAGAGAGAAAGACTTCAGGCTCAAAAAGAAATAGCTGACAAACAGCTACAAATAGCTCGTGAAAATAAGAATAAGTACGATTCTGGAAAGAAATCTAAATAATTATAGCTCTATTATCCATACTTCAGGTCCATACTGAGGGGTGGTTTTAAATTTTTAGAGTTTAAAGTTGTATATTATTATTGTAGAAGTACACCATAAAAAACCAATATAAGTTATGGAAAACCAAAAAGATGTGCAGACCTCTGTACAGCAAGTAGATCTAGATATAGATAGTTGGCTGGGGGCACCAGGTGCCGATAGTATAGTAACCGCAACCGGGGTTGATACTAAGAAACCAGAACAAAAAGCTAATATCTTTAGTAAAAAAGATGTTGATCTGAGTTTTATAGATGAACCTGATAAAACAGATGATTCTAGTTCAGATGACAAAAAAGACACAGATCCAGATCCTGATGAAAATAAGGATAAAGAAGGTAGTGTTTCTCGTGGAACATCAACAGATGTTTTTGACGAGTTAGATGAAGAAGATCAAGATGATCAGAAAAAGTCAAAGGGCGGACGTCCTAAAACTGAAAAGTCTGGTCTTGTTGAGTTTCTTAAAAAACGTATAGAATCAAAGGAAATGTTTGCCTTTGATGACTATGATGAAAGTAAACAATCTCTTGAAGATTACTTAGGTACTCTTGGAGAGAAAGATATAGAGGAGCTTTGGCAGGCTAACATAGATAACCTTAAAAATGAGGTAGCTGCTAAAACTCCACAAGAGTTCTTTGAGTCTTTACCTGAAGAGCTGCAATATGCAGCTAAGTATGTAGCAGATGGCGGACAAGATCTTAAAGGTCTTTTCCAAGCCTTAGCTCAAGTTGAACAGGTTAGATCTTTAAATCCTGCTGATGAAAATGATCAGGAAGGTATTGTAAAGTCTTATTTACAAGCTACAGGATTTGGTACAGATGAAGAGATCCAAGAAGAGTTAACTACTTGGAAAGATCTTGGAGTACTGGAAAAGAAAGCTAAGCAGTTCAAACCCAAGCTTGACCAAATGCAAGAAGAAATCGTGCAGAGTCAGCTTGCAGAGCAAGAATCTAGAAAACAACAGCAAGAACAAGCTGCCCAAGCTTATATGCAAAATGTGTTTGAAGCTCTTAGACCAGCAGAAATTAATGGTCTTAAGCTTGATAAAAAAACACAGGCTCAGTTGTATAGCGGTTTAGTTCAACCAAACTACCCTTCTATTAGTGGAAGACCAACTAACCAGTTAGGTCATCTTTTAGAGAAGTATCAGTTTGTTGAGCCTAACTACCCACTTATTGCTGAAGCTCTTTGGTTACTATCTAATCCTGAAGAATATCGTCAGAACCTTGTAAAACAAGGAAAGAACGCAGCTGTTGAACAAACAGTACGCCAGCTTAAGACTGAGCAGAGTCGTAAAAACGTCTCTACTTATCAGGAAGAGGATGAACAAAGACCAAGAAGAATATCTAGACCACAGAATATTTTTAAACGCTAATATTTTATTAACCCCTAAATCCGATGCCCTATGGCAACTCCTGTTTTGAACAATGGTATATTTCTACGAGATACCAGCTATCAGACTAGCTCACACGTAGATTCTTACCACCTTTCAAACCTTCTTAAGAGTGCGGAACCAACTGATCTTGGTCCCGTAGATCTATGGGCAATGGCTCAAAAGGTAGAAATGCCTTTGTACCAGATGTCCAGCTTTGGAGGAAAGAACATTATCTCTGTAGATAATGCACGTGGTGAGTACAAATGGCAGATCCCTGTAGCTCAGGATCTACCTTACATCATTGAAGATGTAGAATCCGCAAATGCCACTAAAGGTATTGACGGACAGAGCTTTAAAATTAAAGTTAACAAGCGTTCTTTTGGACATGGTGACATCATCACTTATGACAAATACAACGGTGTTGAAATGTACATCACTGCTGACGATATTATCCCAGCTGGTGACGGTTTCATCTACACTGTTCAGCTTGTGAACAATGACAATGCTAAGTATTTGGATAACAAGTACTTGAAAGTAGGAACTAAAGTATTCCGTAAGGGTTCTGCCCGTGGTGAATACGGTGAGAAGTTCTCTGATCTTGGTAACGTATCTGCTGGTTTCCGTGAATTCTACAACTATGTAGGAGGTGCTGAAGCTCACGTTCATTATTCTATCAGCTCTCGTGCTGACTTGATGATGAAAGGTGGCTTGAAAGCTGACGGAACAGTTCCTGTTATTGAGCTTTGGAGAAACTTTGACAAATCAGTAGATCCTGCAGTATCTTCTTTGGAAGGTATGGCTGCTAAAATGGGTAAAGATTATGTAAAGAAGGCTTACCAATCTGGTCAGCTTACTCGTACATTCTTGACTACTTTGGAAGCTGCTCACCTTACAAAAGTTGCTAACGACATTGAAACCTACTTAATGTGGGGTCAAGGTGGTAAGGTTAAGCAAGACGGTCCAGATGATATCCGTTTGTCAGTAGGTCTTTGGAAGCAGTTGGATAACTCTTACAAGCGTATCTACAACAAAGGTTCTTTCAATCTTGACTTGTTCAAGTCTGAAATCTTCAACTTCTTCAATGGTAAAGTTGAATTCCAAGGACCAGATCCTAAGCGTCAGCTTGTTGTACAAACTGGCTTAGGTGGTATGAAGCTTGTTAACGAAGCTATTAAGAAGGAAGCTATCAACAGCGGTCTTGTAATTAATGCTTCTGAGATTGGTGCTATTACCGGTAAAGGTATGGATCTAAACTTTGGTTTTGCATACACTCAATACGTTATTCCTTTCTTGGCTAACGTTAAGTTTGTATTGAACCCAGCGTTTGATAACATTCATACTAACGATATTGAGAACCCAATCATTGATGGTTTCCCTCTATCTTCTTATAACTTCATTATCTTTGATATTACTGAGAACGCTAATGACAACATCTTCTTGTTGAAGCTATCTTGGGACAATCAATTGAAGTGGTTCTATCAGAACGGTACCATGGATTACATGGGACGTACTCAAGGTTTCCAAAGCTCTGGTGCCTTCAATGGTTACAGAGTGTTCATGACACAAACAATGCCAGCTATCTGGGTTAAAGACCCAACCAAGGTGTTGAAGATCGTTATGAGAAACCCTGTTACTGGTGGATCATTCTAATTTATAATAAAGCAGGAGGAGCCGTAACTTCTCCTGCATTTATAAAGATAACAGTACTCAGGCCGGTTAACAGCTACCAGCCCAGCTGGCTAAAACACCCGCATCAGCTCTGAGTCATTTTACCCCGCCTAGGTCTCAGCATCTAGGTCCGACTCTTCCGAACATCTAGTTTATTAGAGTCTCACCTGTTGTACGCAAACCATGATGATCACATGGAGAGCTTGCAACTCTCAACAGGTTCAAAATAAGATCACCGGTATAACCGGCTTTCTTAACAACAAAAAACCCAACATGAGTGCAGTAACAATTGTGGAGAAGTATCCACAGAACAAAAGATCTAGCATTGCTATCCGTCCTTATTTTGATCCTATCGTAGATAACATGGGACTTCAGAAGTACGGATTAAGTCTTTTTGATGGAGCTTTTCACGAAGAGCAATTAGCTTGTTTAGAAATCAACGGTATCAAAAGATACCTTACTGGTTTAAATGAGTTTGCTCCTGAAGTAAAAGAACTTTCAATGGATGAGCAAGAAGCTAAGATTAAACAAATTAGACAAGTAGTAGCTCAGCTTGAAAAAGAACTTGCTTCTAATGTAATTGATCCAACAGATGAACAATTTTGGAACAAGTGCAAACTACTAAAACCAGATAACTCGGATTTCTGGGACAAGATTAAGATCCGATGTGGTAATGAACCTGTATTCTTAGAGCCTGATAAAGATCCATATGATCTTATTAGAATTTATGCAATAGATGCCGGAGGGTTTTCAATTGTAGCTCGTAGTTTAGAAGAAGCTCGTAGAATGCCAGTTCCTCCTAAATTTTATCTGGACAAACTAGAAGAAACAGCTTCTATCCAGACCGAAGTTAAGAAGCTTCGCAACAAAGCTCTTTCTGAACTTCAAAAACTGTTTGATAAAAACCAGAATAAGTTACTATATGTAGCTAAGGTTCTTGATCCAAACAGTGCACAGTACAAAAAGTCTACTCCTAATGATATCATCTATGATAACATGGATAAATATATTAATGGAGACTTGATAGAAAAGGATAAACGTAAGACCGCTCAAAGATTCTTGGATGCTGCTAACCTGGATATGGAAACGCTAAAGATCCGAGCTATTGTAAAAGATTGTTCTTACTATAAGTTCATAGCTACAAAAGCTGATGGTTTTATCTATCATATGCAGACAGTTACTATGCTTGGAAGAACACCGAGTGATGTTGTAGAATATCTAAAGAACCCTCTGAATGAAGAGATCTTGATAGATTTAACCAAGAAAGTTGAAAAATACTGGAACGCATAATAAGATATGAATAATAACCTTTTACAGATTAAGTTTAAGCAGAGGCTGAATAAGCTTGCTTCATTTGATTATGACAACATTGAGTGTTGGATGATCCAAGAAGCTTTTAATAAAGCTCAGCTTGAGTGGACTCGTAGACAGATTCACGGACTTAATTCTAAAAAAGAGACAGCAGAACAAAGTATTAATATTATTGATGACTTGCAGATTCTTCTTGGTGAAGCAGATCTTGCCGGCACAAAAAGAAATAAATACTTTGAAACAGCTAACATTCCACTTAATTACTTGCACTTTGCAAGAGTTAGTGCTAATGGTAAAACTGAATGCTGTCCAAAGGTTAAACTTTCTGTATATCAAGCAGAAGAAGCTAACGTAGATGTTCTTATATCAGATGAGTTTAAAGGACCATCTTATGATTGGGGAGAAACATTCTGTACAATAATTGGAGATAAGATCAGGATCTATACAAATAATAAGTTTGATGTTGAAGACATAAAGCTTGTTTATTATAGAAAACCAAGAGAAGTTCAGTTTAACGGTTGTGTCAACCCTAGTACAGGTAGTGCCTACACCACAGATGTAATCTGTGAACTAAAGGATGATATCTGTGAAATCATTATAGACGAAGCCGCAGCTATTCTTGCTGGAGATATGGAAAGCATGATTCAGTATCAGAGAGAAGTTCAAAATGCACAAAGAAATAGCTAATGGCACTAAGTAAAATACCTAGACCTGGTCCAATGGGTCCTTGTACAGAGACAGCAGCTATGATAGCTCATGCTCAAGCATTGACTATAAGTATGCATCAATTGCATCTTAAGATTTCTGGACCTGGTTCATTTTCTGCACATAAAGCTCTTGGTGAATTCTATGAAGGAATGCCTGGACTTGTAGATGCAGTAACCGAGCAATACCAAGGAGCTCGTGAAAAACTCTTGGATATACCTACAGTATCACCTTATAAATGTGGTTCTGTACAAGAAGCTCTCGCACATGTGAAAGAACTGTATAACGAGATCTCAGACTTGCAAAAAATAATGCCTTTCTCTGAGATAGTTAATCAGTTAGATGAGATGAAGAGTTTGATAGCTTCAGTAAAGTATAAATTAATGTTTTTAAGCTAATTATTTTTTTTTATTTATTAACCCCTAAATTGCAAAATCATGTATTTTCCTCATGCATTTCGTAAGAGTTTCCTCCCTGCGAGCACAACTCTTAAAAGCTCTGGTGGTACAGATGGTTTGACTGCAGGACAAATTGGTTTCTTTGATGCAAAGACTTTCCAAGTTGTATCAGCTCAAGCTGCTCCGTTCATCCTAGCTGAAGGTAGTCGTTTTGCTTCAGACAAAATTGGCCCCGTTCACGGTGGTTACAAAGAGTCTAAGAAGTCTAAGGCTATCAACCCTAAGTACATCAGCCGTCTTATCAAAGTTTCTGCTAAGGCTGCTAAGAACCAAATTATCAAAGTAGAAGCTTCTGCTTGTGCAGGTCTTGCTTGCGACAGCACAGTTCGTCTACGTGTTGATGTTAAAGGTTCTCCTGCTCTTCGTTTCTTGAACCATCAGTTGTACAAGACTTTAGATGCTTACACAGGATGCTGTGATTCTTCTAACAGTCCTATTGATCAAACTGTGGCTCTTTTGAAATGGGCAGATCAGATCAACGAAGCTCCTTTGTTGAAGGACTTCATTCAAGCTAAAGTATGGAAAGAAACTACAGCTTCTGTAGCAATCAATCCTACTTCTGGCTCTGCTACTATTGTTGTAGCAAACGCAGATGCTGCTAGCTTCTCAGCTGGTGAAAAAGTAGTTCATGCTTCTTTAGCTCCTAATAGCTTGGTAGTAAGCGTAGGTGCAGCAGATTCAGCTAGCTCTGGCTATGCTAACGTAGTTCTTTCTGCAGCAGCTATTAGCTCTACAGATGGTAACGCGGTTATCTATACTGCACAAACTACCGCTGGTTACACTCCTGCTACTTCTAGCTTGGGTAGTGTAAACTCTCACATGGATATTGTTGCTGCATATGTAGATACTACATTTGGTAACTGTACCTTTACTCCAACTGACAAGTATGATCTTGAACCATTGTTCGTTTATGCTTCTGTAGTAGACGAGTCTGGTGATCCTTGTAAAGTAGAGTGTATTTCTGTATCAGAAGTACAAGCTCCTGCACAAGCTTCTGGTCTTGGTGAAACAGTTCTTCGTGACTTGATCCTTGACGGACGTTACTTGCAGAACGCTTACCCTGACAGCAGCCGTGTTGATAGCTTGAGAATGAGAGAGATTGAAGCTGATCCAGCTTTGGCTACAGTAACTCGTAGTGCTCTTTATGATCAAGTGTTGATCTTGCACAATGTGCCAAGATTTAACAACCCTACCAGCACTTTTGACAATGATCAGTATTTGTTAGTAGTTCACGTTCCAACTGGAACTGCGGTTTCTAGCATTACAGATTTCATTGTAAATAGCTGTACTGCAGCTGGTAACGCGGTATCTTTGGAGTCATTCTAAGGTTTTCCCCTGCACCATAAACATAAGGGAGCGGACCAAATGGTCCCTCCCTTTTTGTTTTTGGTAAACTCCTAAAAAATCAGTATATTATTATTGAGAACCTGTACTCACAAATCTATAAATTATAAAAGTTTAATATAATGGCTAGCAAACATCAGCTAAGTTTAGAGCTGCCAGAGTCCAACAATATCAAGGTTTTACGTATTGTTGACAACAGTAGTTACGCTCCGGAACTTCCCGTAGAGTGTGGAACTTTAAATATTACTTCTCCAGGATTTAACCTTCCTAGATCTATTGAGGTTCTCCCTAATTTTAACTTAGTACTAAATGCATGTACTTTGGGTCTTCAACGCACAGGTTGTGGACAAACTAGTGAAATTCTTCCTGACGGTATTTACGTTATTAGTTATTCTGTTTCTCCTAATAGTTCTGTCTTTACTGAGTATAATCATTTAAGAGTTACTCAGACTATGAACAGATACTTCAATCTTTTAGCTGAGTTGGAGTTAGGAGCTTGTGAACCAGATGCAGATCTTAAAGAAAAATTAAAGGAACTTCGTCTTATTAGAAGTTTTATAGAGGCGGCAAAGGCAAAAGTGGAATATGCTCATCAGCCTGAAGAAGGTATTGAGCTTCTTATCTATGCAAAGAAAAGGCTAGATAAGATTACAAGTCAGATACAGTGCACTTGTTAATTTCTAAATAAAACCAAAAACCAGATGAGAACATGTCAAAATTGTGGAGCTACAATTACCTGCGGATGTCAAGACAGGGTAGCTTCAGATGGAAAATTAGTATGCGGCAGCTGTATTACTGCCTACGAACAAAAATTAACCGCTCAGCAAATAATTAATGAGAACCCTTCTACAACATAAGTCCAAACATTATAAGAGCTTTGCAGAAGCTATGCATCGTCAGTACAAGAAACTGCGTTATGGGATAGATACCTGTAAGGCAAGTATTGATGATGATCTTGCTAGTATTCGTAAGGAGCTAGTAGACTGGGAAGCTAATGAAGATGATGGAGCTCTTGAAACAGCTTCAATTAACTATAGAACCTGGTTAGGAGTTACTTATGATGACGTTCTTTATTCTAAAGGCGGACGCGGATATATTATCTCAGAAGAAGGTAAGAGTGCAGATCTTGCACTTGGATATAATGGTACTGTAAGTGCTGGTCCAAACATTATAGAAATTAATTCTGGTGGATGTATAACAAGGATTAACCTTAATCCTGCTATTAACATTAATCAGAATAGTTCTTTTGTACACAACCAGCAAGTAGCATCTACTGTATGGGATATTAATCATGGTATGAATTTGATACCAAATGTCTTTACAGAAGATATTTCTGGTAATGATATACAAGGTATCATTGATATCATAGACAACAACAGAATGAAAATATACTTTAATAATCCTGTAGCAGGTAAAGCCTACTTATCATAATGCCAGAAGAAGGATCATCTATACCAACATCTGTCGTCTACTATCACGACATAGACCTGGGTAATAATCAATTACTCAATGCTAGGTTGCATCCTGTCTCTACAGCAGAGAGGACAGCAATGGCGTCTACTCTAAACTCTACTCATGAAGGTGTCACAGTATATGATACTACAGTAGATACATTTTACGTATGGAATGGTAATCAATGGTTACAAGTAGGACTTACTCAGACTCAGATACAGTATATACAAGAAGCATATAACCGTTCAGTAATGGCGGTAGATGTTTCCAGAACGGAAACAACTGAAACAGTTAAGTTAACCTATAGAGATAATACTTTTATATCTGACTCTGTAGAGTTTTCTTATATACATACACAAAGTGTAGCTAATTCCACGTGGAACATTACGCACAATTTGGGTAAGTATCCTGCAGTATCAATTGTTGATACAGGAGGAAATGAGGTTATTGGAGAAGTTGTATACAACAATAATAACAGTGTTAGTCTACAGTTCTCTGCACCTTTTAGTGGAAAAGCTTATTTTAATTAACATCTATAATTCTAAACCCCATGGCTAAAAAGTTTTTAACTAACTTAGACCTGACCAAAAATCAGATTCTGAACGTAGCACTCCAGAATCTAGGAACACCTCCTGGTAGTCCTGTTTCTGGTCAGATCTATTTTAACACAACAGATGCTCGCATCTATTTTTGGGATGGTACCGCTTGGGTAGACATCTCTGGTGATCTTCGTTCAGTAATCGGAGGATCAGGTCTTACTGCTACATATTCTGCAGATGGTGATGAAGTAACACTTGACGTAAATGTTGATAATGTTACTATTGAAATCAACGCAGATACTCTTCGTATTAAAGATCTTGGAGTAAGTACAGCTAAATTAGCTGATTCTGCAGTAACAACCATTAAGATCAATAACAATGCTGTTACTCTTGGTAAGATCCAACAGATTGCAAGTCTTAAAGTTCTTGCTAACGTAACTGGTTCTACAGCAGACGTTCAAGCAGTAGATATTAAAACTGCTGTTGATGGTACTGCTTCTGATACCAACATGCCTACAACTAAGGCTGTTAAAGATTACGTTGACGCTAATGTAGCTAGTCTTGGTAACCTTGAAGGTGGTTGGGATGCTTCATCTGGTTCTTTCCCTGTAGGATCTTCTCCTACTGCGGGCACTAAAGCAGGTGACTACTGGTACGTAACTGTAGCAGGTACAGTAGATAGTGAAGCTTTTGCTGTTGGTGACGTTGTTGTTGCTAAAGTAAATGCTGCATCCACTAGTCTGAAATCAGACTGGATCCGTTTGGAAGTTAACCGTGATCAAGCTACAGAATCTGTACTTGGTCTTGTAGAGATTGCTACCCAAACTGAAACCAATACTGGTACTAACGATACAGCAGCTGTTACTCCTCTTAAATTAGCAGGACGTACAGCAACTGAAACTAGAACAGGTATTGCAGAGATTGCCACTCAGGCAGAAACTGATGCTGGTCTAGATGATGAACGTATTGTAACTCCTTATAAATTAGTAACTTATATTACTAACAGAACTGGTGGCTATGCTGCCAACGTTGGTAATGGTTCAGCAACTTCATTTGCTCTTACGCATGGTTTAAATGCAGCAGATGTTCTTGTGGCTATCTACGATAACTCTACAAAAGAAGAGGTTTTTGCAGATGTGTATGTCACATCTAGTTCAGTTGTAACAGTAAGCTTTGCTACTGCTCCAGCTTCTAACGCATATCGTGTAGTAATCAAGAAATAATACAATACTTAATGAAGTTTCTAACTGACATACTAGCTAAAGCTGGTCTGACGGTAGATGGAGTAGTAACATTAAATAATACAGCTACTGGTCAGACGCCTGCGGCAAATGACAACTCTACCAAGCTGGCTACAACTGCCTGGGTACAAAGCTACGTTGTACCTTACAGCTTACCTATTGCCTCTGCTAGTACGTTAGGAGGTGTAAAGGTTGGTTCTGGTCTTTCTATAGATGCTATTACTGGGGTTTTAACAGCATCAGGAGCAGGAAACCTTGCTTCATTTAGAACTAAACAGGTATTTACTGCAACAGCAGGACAGACAACATTCACTGTATCAGGAGGATATACACCTGGGTTTATAGATGTTTTTGTCAATGGTGTATATATAAATGATGATCTTTATACTGCTACTAATAGCAGTACTATTGTCTTAGACGATGCTGCTTCTTTAAATGATATTGTTACTGTTTTTGTTTACTCTCCATACTATGTAGGGCAGTCTCCTAGCTCTAGAGATATTTGCATCTTTACAGCAACTGCCGGTCAAACAACTTTTTCCTGCTCCTACGTTATAGGGGCAGTTGATGTTTTTTATAACGGTTCTAAGCTTTCTGGATCTGAGTTTAATGCAAGTAATGGAACTACTGTAGTTCTTAATACCGCTTGTGTTGCTGGGGATTATGTAGAAGTTATATCATGGGTAGCTGGTGGAGGTCTATCTTCTAGCAGAACAATTACCATAGATGGTATAACTCAAGATTTAACAGCTAACAGAACTTGGAATATTCTTCCAACGGGTGGTGCCACTGGTGATATTTTAGCAAAGACTTCTGCAACAAACTATGCTGTAGCGTGGATACCTAACTATACAAGTCAGATTCAACACTACGTAAAGCTTGGAGAAGCTATGACAGTAGGTACTGCTGTTTATGTAAGTAGCAGTACAGGAAATGCTGGAACTAACATGATTGTTAGTAAAGCATCTAATGCATCTGAAGCTACATCTAGTAAGACAATGGGTCTTCTAGCATCTGGTGGGGCACAGAATGATATAGTATTTGTAGTCACAGAAGGACTTGTTGCAGGAATAGATACATCTACAGCTTCTGCTGGTGATCCTGTTTGGCTAGGTACCAATGGTCAGCTTATATTTGGTTTACTTAATAAACCATATGCTCCAGCTCATCTAGTATTTATTGGTATAGTAACAAGGGCTCAACAAAATAACGGTGAGATTTTTGTAAAAGTACAGAACGGTTTTGAGCTACAAGAATTACATAATGTACAGATAACAGCTACACCGGCTGACAACACAGTTCTTTCATATGAGAACTCTTCATCTTTATACAAGATGAAGTCTATTGCAACACTTCTTGGGTATACTCCTGTAACAAATGCTAGGCAGCTAACTATAAACGGAACTGCTTACGATCTTACTGCTGATCGTTCATGGTCAGTAGGTACTGTTACCTCAGTAGGTCTTTCTGTACCTACTGGTTTATCAGTTGCAAATAGTCCAGTTACAGGATCAGGTACTCTTGCTGTTACTTTTACAGCTGGATACTCAATACCTACTACTTCTTCTCAGTCTAATTGGGACACAGCTTATGGATGGGGTAATCACGCTAGTGCAGGTTATGCACTAGATAATACTGTTGTACATCTTGCAGGAACAGAAACTATTACTGGTGATAAAACTATTACTGGTAGCTTAACTATAACATCTACTACTAAAGCTTTTGTTCCTCCAAGAATGACAGCTACTCAAAAGTCCGCTATATCATCTCCTTCTGTAGGTAGCATTATTTATCAGACAGATGGTACAGAAGGTCTTTGGGCTTATACTTCTAGTGGATGGAAAGCATTAGCTTTAGTAAACTAATAATATGAATTAAGATATGCCTAACAGCGGTAACATAGCAACAATATCAGGTAACACTCTTACAAACAGTAGTGTTGATCTTAGCACTAAAGCTGACTTGGTAGATGGTAAGATACCTTCTTCCCAGTTACCTTCTTATGTAGATGATATACTTGAGTATACTAACCTGGCAGGTTTTCCTGCAACAGGTTCTACTGGTATTATATATGTTGCCCAAGATACTAATAAGATTTATCGTTGGACAGGATCAGCTTATGCTGAAGTTTCACCAACCGTAGGAACTACCTGGGGAACTATTACTGGTACTCTATCTAATCAGACTGATTTACAGACTGCTCTTGATGCAAAAGTACCTACTTCTAGAACTCTTACTATAAATGGTACCGCTCTTGATCTTAGTGCAAATAGATCTTTTACAGTAGGTGATGTACGTACAGATAGTACATATGCTAATCCTGCTTGGATTACATCTCTTGCTTGGTCTAAGATAACAAGTACTCCAACAACTATTTCTGGGTATGGTATAACAAATGCTTATACAGATGCACAGATTCAAAACTTTTTTAATGGTGCTAATGCAATATCTGGTTATAATAAAAGTAACTGGGATACTGCTTATGGTTGGGGCAATCATGCCGTTGCAGGATATTTAACTAGTTACACTGAAACAGACACTCTTGCTAGCGTAACAAGTAGAGGTAGTAGCACTTCTACTAATCTTACTTTTAACGGTACTCTTACAATGGGTACTGGTGGTACGCAGTATATTAGAATGGGTAGATTTCCTGCATCATTATCAAATACAGGAGAAGCATGGATAGGTAGAGCA